GTGAAAGGTAACAGGTTTGTGACAGTCCCGAAGGACTCCACTAAGCGTCGCGGCATAGCCGTTGAGCCTAGTGGGAATCTCTTTCTTCAACTTGCTGTTGGAAAAGAGATCCGTCGTCGACTTCACCGCTGGGGTCTTGACCTTAAGAACGGTCAGGAGATCCACAGGCTTAGAGCCATGGATAGTTCTAGAGATGGAACCCTCGCGACTATAGACCTTTCTAACGCTAGCGATAACGTCTCCACCTCGTTGGTGGAAATGTTACTTCCGCCTGATTGGTTTTCTCTCCTTTCGTCTTTACGTAGCCCTATGACCTTCATAAAAGGTCAATGGGTACGATTAGATAAATTCTCCAGCATGGGGAATGGTTTCACATTTGAACTTGAAACCCTCCTTTTTTGGGCGTTAGCCCGATCATGCTGTGAAAGAGAAGACCGTCGTTCGGTTCTGGCGTATGGCGACGATATTATCGTCCCCACGCGTTCAGCACGAACGGTTCTCAACTGTTTGTCCTTCTTTGGGTTCTCGCCAAACCGGCGAAAAACCTACATAGACGGGCCCTTCCGCGAAAGTTGCGGAGGGGACTTCTTCGATGGTGTGGATGTTCGTCCATACCAATTGAAGAAACTACCAGTTGAGCCTAGCGACTATATATCTTTTTTCAACGGTTTAAACCGCCGTTGTTTCAGCATGGGGCGCCGTTACTCCTGGCGCACTATGATGAAAATTAAAAGCTATATACCTAGGCAGGTTAGGAAGTGTGTAGGTCCTTCGGACCTGGGCGATATAGTTCTTCATTTGGGTAAGCCTACCATTAGGCAGGCCACCTGTAACTGGCTCGGTACTCGTACCAAGAGAGGTTACAATGAATTACTTACGTGGCAACCGGTTGCCAAGCGGATCCCCTTGCGGAGATTCACTCCTTTAACACAGCTAGCAATGGCGCTCTACGGCGTCCCTTCCTCCGGGCTTTCGCATAGAGGAAGTGTCGCCGGTTTCCGGCACGTCTGGGTTAGTCACCCAAGCGTGTAGAGCGTCGGCTCTTTGTCGGTAATTTTTCCTCCGACTGGAGGCTCGACTTGCGTCGAGCGTCGATCTTAAGCG